TAACAAGCACCTTGCAGAAGCAAAAGGAGTTTATTGTAAACATTGTAAAAATCGCACAAACATATAACATCCTAATTGTTTTGGTTATTCATCCTAGAAAAGTAAGTGTAAACCAATCAGACCTAATCGCAGATGATGTTAGCGGTTCTGGAGACTTAACCAATATGGCACAATATGTTGTATCCGCTAGAAGGTTTACACAAAAAGAAAAAGATGGCGTTCCAGATGGAAGGGGCGGATATAAGAAAGATTCTGAACCAATTCCATATGATGTTGCTGTTGAGGTATTGAAAAATAGATATACTGGAAGACAGGGAACTGCCATGTTGAATTTCAACTATAGCGATTATAGGTTCTATTCAAGCGAAAGTGAAAGAACAAAAAGATATAAGTGGAATAAAGATATGACAAAATATAAGGGAAGGGAACGCAAAGAAGAAGAAAAAGACTTCTTTATGGATTAATATGTCTGATTTTGGATTTATAACAGATAATATAAGATTTAGTTATAGCGGTATTACTACATTTGAAAACTGCCCACACTCATATAAGCTTACATACATAGATGTAGAGGATAAGGTAGAAAACGCTTTCGGACAATTCGGGCTATTAATTCATCACGTTTTAGAAAAATATTTTGCAAAGGAAATAGATATTTGGGATTTGGCAGATTATTATAAAGAAAAATATGACGAATTTGTGACAGAACCATATCCACCAAATAGTTATGTTGATTTAGGACATTCATATTATCAAGCTGGATTAGATTTTTTTACTATGTTTGATTTCGATAGGAGCAAATATGAGGTTATTTCTATCGAAGATAGTATTGACTTTAATATGACAACTGATATAATGGCAATAGCAAGACCAGACTTAGTTTTAAAGGATATAGAAACTGGCAAATATATACTATTTGATTATAAAACTGCCAAAATGAAAACAACAAAAAAACAATTGGCGCAACAGATTTCTGACTATATGAGGCAAATGAAATTATATTGTTATGCTTTTTGGCTAAAAACTAAAATAGAAATAAACGATGTAAGAATTTGGTTCATTAGAGATAATTTTATTTACGAAGAACAGGTCGACTATATGGATATTTTTAATACAACCGTATGGTTTATTGAAACGGTTGAGAATATCCAAAAAGAGAGTGACTGGCATCCTTTGGACATTGAAAAAAATAAGTTTTTCTGTGCGTTTATTTGTTCAGTTAGAAATTCTTGTAAATATTTTAATAATTTTTAGTAACACTTGGAGATAAAAAATGGAAAACTATGTAAACTATCATAAACACACACACTATAGCAATATAATTACGCCAGATTCAGCTGCAACACCATCAGATTACGCAAAAAGGGTAGTTGAATTGGGGCAAACAGTATTGAGCGGATTAGAACATGGTTATCAAGGTAACTATATTGAAACATATGAACTGGCAAAAGAAAATGGGCTCAAGTTTTTGTTTGGAACAGAGGCTTACATAGTCAAAGATAGAACAATGGTGGTTGATGATAAAAAAGATGCCACTAACTCACATATAGTCTTACTTGCTAAAAATGAACTTGGAAGAAAGGGAATCAATAGAATTCTGTCACAAGCCAATATTGATGGTTTCTACTATAAGCCTAGAATAGATTTGGAGTTGTTATTCACACTTGACAAAAATTCTGTTTGGGTAACCAGTGCTTGCATTGCCGGACTTTGGAAATATGATGATTATGAAAGAATTTTTCTCGATATTTATAGCCATTTTGGAAATAATTTTTTCTTAGAAGTACAAAATCATGACATAAAACGTCAGGCTGAATTAAATAAACGGATTATAAATCTTAGTAATAGGCATGGGATAAATATAATAGCAGGTATGGATAGCCATTATATTTATTCGCAGCAATCAAAAGAAAGAGACGATTTTCTTGCGTCTCGAAATATTGAATACGAAGATGAAGTGGGCTGGAATATGGATTTTCCATCCTATGAAGAAGCATTTATAAGGTTTCAAAAGCAAGGAGCATTGACAGATGCACAAATAAAAGAGGCACTTAATAATACCCTAGTTTTTGAGCAAGTTGATGAATATCAAAGTAGGATTTTTAACAAGGATATTAAACTTCCTACTTTATATCCTAAAAAACAGCAGGATGAAAAGAATCAAATTTTTATTAATTTAGTTAACGAAAAATGGCAAATAGAAAAAGAGAATGTTCCAAGGACTAAGTGGAATAAATATGAAAAAGAAATAAAAACCGAAGTTGATACGGTTGTTGAAACAGGAATGGCAGACTATTTCCTATTGGATTATGAGATTATTAAAAAGGGGATAGCAGACGGTGGTCACATTACACTAACTTCACGTGGTAGTGCTCCGAGTTATTACATTTCTAAGCTATTGGGTTTTACTACTATTGATAGAATTTCGGCAGAGGTGAAGCTTTTTCCAGAAAGGTTTATTACTAAAGAACGTATTCTTGAGGCTGGCACTTTACCTGATATTGATTTCAATCTCGGAAATCCAGAAATCTTTGCTCAGGCACAAAAGGACATTCTTGGAAATGATAATTCATACCCTATGATTGCCTATGGTACTGCAAGACCAAAGGCATCTTGGAAAATCTATGCTAGGGCAAAGGGTATTGATTTTGATAGGGCAAATGATATATCAAAGGACATTGATAGATATGAAATGGCAATAAAGCACGCTGAAGACGAAGAGGAGCGTGAGCAGATTGATATTCTTGATTATATTAGTCCTGAATATAGAGGTATGTTTACTGAGAGTGCAAAATATCAAGGCATAATAAACGATATCAAACCACACCCTTGTTTTGACTATAATGAACTTGTTCTAACAGACAAAGGATATAAAAAAATTGGATTAATTAATATTGGCGATAAGGTCTTAGGCGAAAATAACCAATATGAAGATGTCATAAAAGTAATAAAAAGCACTACTGATGATATGTATAATTTGAAAATTAAAGGATATCCTATTATTTCTGTTACCGGCAACCATCCCTTCTTGGTGAGGGAAATGGTTAGAAAATATGATAAAACCACTAAAAAATGTAACGTTAGAGTATTTTCTAACCCAAAATGGAAGGCAGTTGAGGATATAAAAATAGATGATTATGTTGCCATTGCAATAAATCATAATAATATTATTCCGGAAATAAAGGATATACCAACATCAAATATACACTTTTGGTGGTTTGTTGGCAGATACATTGGTGATGGATGGATAAGAAAGGATAAACAGCACGGGTATAATACAATTGTTTGTTGTAATAAAAATGAAACAGCGGAAATAACATCCCATTTAGATGAATTAAACTTCTATCATTATTATGTTACAAAAGAAGCAACTATCAACAGGATTAACATTTCTAATAAAAGTTTATGTCAATATCTTGAACAATTCGGCTTCGGTGCTCACAACAAACACTTGACCAATGATATTATTGATTTGCCTAAGGAACTTTTACAGTCATTCATTGAAGGATATATATCTGCCGATGGTTATAAATTTAATGAGAGTTCTTACTCATTTAGAACTTCGAGTAAAGAACTGGCGTTGGGTATGAGTCAATGTATTAATAAAGTTTATGGCACTCACTGTAGCGTCAATAGGTCTATTGGCAGAGAGAGTTATATTGGTACTCGAAAAATAAAAGGTTTTGATGGTTATCAATGTCTTTATAAAACATTTAAACCCAATAAAGGTTCATCTTTTAATGATGGAGAGTATATTTGGGTTCGGTTTGAATCTAAAGAATATATTGGAAAACTGCAAGAAGCATACAATCTTGAAGTTGAAAACTCTCATACGTATAATGTGAATAATATTATTGTTCATAATTGTGGCTATCTAATTTATGATAAACCAATCAGCGAAGAAATTGGTTTGATACGTTGCAAAGATAGCTTATGCGTAAATATGGATGGCTCTTGGGCTGAAAAATATAGCTTTTTAAAGAATGATTTGTTAAAAGTTTCAGTGGTCGAACTAATATATAGAATTTATAGGAGAATAGGGATTAAACCACACTCATTACCAGAACTAATCAAATTGTGTGATGGTAACAATAAAGTTTGGGAAGTATATAAGAACGGCTGGACTATGGGAATAAATCAGCTCGAACAAGATGCTACTAGGGGAAGGGTGGCTAAATACGCTCCAAAAAACATATCTGAACTATCAGCTTTTATTGCAGCAATCCGTCCTGGGTTCAAGTCATATTATAGTAGATTTGAATCTAGGGAACCATTTGAATATGGTATCAAAACCCTTGATGAATTAATTCAAACAGAGCAATTCCCATATTCATATATGCTCTATCAGGAAAATGCTATGCAGGTCTTAGCTTATTCTGGAATTAGAATTTCAGAAACATACGAAATTATCAAGAACATTGCTAAGAAGAGGGCTGAAAAAGTTTACAAATATAAAGATAGATTTATTGATGGAATGAAAAATAGGTTAATGAAAAAGGAAAACCTAGACGAAATAGCAAGCGCAAAGGTAGCACAAAATACTTGGCAAGTTATTGAGGATAGTGCACATTATTCGTTCAACAGTAGCCATGCATATTCAGTTGCTGGTGATAGTCTATACGGAGCATATTTAAAATCTCATTATCCGCTAGAATTTTATGAAACACTTTTAACAATTTGTGAAGAGGATGGAGATAAGGATAGGCTAGCAAAAGCAAAAGAAGAGGCGAAACACGCATATAAAATTTCCTTTCCACCATATAGGTTTGGACAAGACAACAGAAATATTGTTTTAGACAAAGACAATTGGGCTATTACCTCAAGTCTTAAGAGCATAAAAAGCTTTGGCAAAAAGGTCGGAGAAGATATGTATGACTTGTCGCAATTGAAATTTGATAGCTTCTTTGATTTGCTGATATATGCAGAAAACAATGGAATTTTATATTCGCACTTTGAAAAACTAATATATATTCAATATTTTGATAATTTTGGAGGCAATAAGAAGTTATATAAATTTTATAAGGAGTTTACCGAAGGTAAAAATAGATATTCTAGCAAGCATACAGATAAAACTAAGGAAAAAAGAATCGTAGCATTAAAGGAATATTGGGACTCACTCCAAGACGAGAACTTCGATTTATCAGTTCAATTGTCATTGGAAAGTGATATTCTGGGAAATATACAAGCACAATACGATATCCCAAAAGATTATTTATATGTAATGGCTGTTGATTTGCAATATGCACCAAGGGCAACAGTATATTGCCTTGCAAACGGAAAAATAAATTCAATAAAAATCAGAAAGAAAGTCTTTGACGAGAATGTATTCTATGGCGGTGAGGTTATCAAATTAAATCTCTCCAAGAGAAGTGATGGAAGGCTTTTATATTTTATAAAAGAACCGAGAAGGAAATATGTTGGGGACGGAAAGTATGAGGATGATTTAGAAGATTTTGACTGGTGGGCATATAAATATGATATAATTCCACCCGATAATTTTAATGACATTGTGAAAGGAACAAAGAAAAAATAATATGAGTACAAAAGAAATATTTACGCCAGAAGAAAGACTTGAGATATTTAAAGAAGAAATTGGGCTTATAAAAAGTACCAGCATAAAGAATTATGCAATAGGAGCCATTAATTCGCTACCAAATTATTTCTTTTATATCCCAGCTTCTAGTACTGGTAAATATCATCCAGATTATGCTTTGGGTGATGGTGGCTTAGTGAGACACACTAAAGTAGCCGTTAGGTTTTTAGTAGAATGTTTTAGATTGGCTTGGTATGAAAGAATATCTGATGATGACCGCGACCTTTTGGTTGTAGCCTTGATGCTACATGATGGATGGAAGTCTGGTATATCACACAGCAAATATACGCTAGACGAGCACCCAGTAATTGCAATAGAACAGTTAAAAAATAATGAAGAAATAAATACACTACTTCCAAGTGAACAATTGGAACTAATATATTCATGTATAGAAACACATATGGGACAGTGGAATATATCTAAAAAAACATTTCAAGAATTTGCCCCAGTGCCAGCAACAAGCTATCAGAAGCTGATACATTTTTGTGACTATGTTGCTAGCCGGAAATTATTTGAAGCAAATTTTGATTATGTACCAACTCGCTCTTGACAAATCAAATATAGTATAGTATAATCATATTAAATAATATAATAAGGAGAAATTATGGAAGAATATAATGAACAAGAACCAATGAAAGAAGAAATCAAAATAGAAGTTGAGGTTCCAGAAATTAAAGCTGAGGAAACGTTGATATTAGAAGAGCCCATTGCCACAGAAATAGTGGAACAAGTAAAAAAACCAAAAAAACTAGCTAAGGATAAGCCAAAAGATAAACAGCCTATTCAAATTGTTACACTAAGTAAACTTGGTGATATTCCATCTGGAACTAAATTTGAAGTTATTAGGCAAGAAGATGATAAGCTGTTTGTTAATCACAACGGGATTGAAATTTATTTTTCCAGCTTAGAGCTTGGAAGAATATATAAAATTATGTAAATGAACAATAAAGATAAAATTTTGTTATGTGATGTTGATGATGTGTTGGGCTCTCTTGTTAGCCCAACACTATCTATCTATAACAAAATATATGATGACAATTTAAATACCTCTGATATTACAGAGTGGGATATTACAAAATTTGTTAAACCAGAGTGTGGTAACAAAATATATGACATAATGACTAGCCCATCTATCTATGATATTGTTACCCCATTAGAAGGGGCGTTGGACGGGATAAATTTTATTCGCAGTGAGGGTATTAGGGTTGTGTTTGTTACCGCAGCATTTCTATCTGTCGCTGGTAGAAAATTTATATGGCTAGAAGATAATGATTTTCAACCAACAAAAGAAAACTATATAGAGACATTTGATAAATCATTGATTATTGGTGACTATATGATTGATGATAATCTTATAAATGTCAGGTCTACAAATGCAAAAAATAAAATATTATTCAATGCACCTTGGAATCTCGGGCTAAAGTGGTCTGGCAATAGGGCAAATAATTGGAATAATATTATAGAATTGTATAAAATATGGGCAAATAATAAGGAGGATAATGGTTAGTAAAGAGTATTTAAAGCTATTGGATGAAATGAAGCAAATGCACGAACAAAAGAATGCAGGATATTCTGGTGAAAGTGCAGATTCTTGGTCAAATTTTAGAAAATCAGAATTATTTGGTGTTACCCCATTTGAAGGTTGTATGGTTAGACTTTCAGATAAATTCACTAGGGTTGCAAATTTATCAAGAAATCCAAAGTTAGACATGGTTGGCGAAAAAATTACAGATACATTGATGGATTTGGCAAGTTATGCTCTTATAGGAATTTGCTTATATAATGAACAGGAGAAGAAATAGATGGATAGTGCCGAGACAATGTTCCCAAAGAAAAGGGCAATTTCAAAGGTTGCTCAAAATATTTTGAAGAAACGGTATTATCACACAGGAGAAAACTCTTGGGAAGATATTGCCAATAGGGTTGTTGAATGGGTTATTCCAGATGCGCCACAAGATAGAAAAGAAATTACTAGGCAGATGATAATAAACACATATTTTATTCCAAATTCACCATGCTTAGTGAATTCAGGTAAACCTGATGGTGGACTTTCTGCATGTTTTGTAGTTGACTTCCCTGACACAATTGAGGGTATCTATAAAACAAAATTAGATATAGCGCTAATCGCTAGAAAGGGTGGTGGCTGTGGATTTAGTTTAAGTAAAATTCGCCCAGAGGGTTCTTTTGTGCACGGCAGTAGTCACGGATATGCTGGTGGAGGTATCAAATTTGCTGATACGATTTCACACGATATGGAAGCAATGACACAATCTGGCTTTAGAAGCATGGCTTTGATGATGACAGAATCGGTGTATCATCCAGATATTATTAAATTTATAAATGCCAAGACGGAAGAAGGGAGAATTGAAAACGCCAATATATCTGTTACTGTAGACGATGCCTTTATGCGGGCAGTCATAGCAGATGAAAAGTATTGGACGAGATTTAAGTTTACTAACCCTGATGGAAGCACAACTGTTAGAAAATATAATGAATATCGCGCAAGAGATATTTTTGAAATGATTGTTGAAGGCATGTGGAAAAATGGAGAGCCTGGGATTCTTTTTTATAACAGGATTAATGATTCCCCATATAAGTATGCAGGAGAAGAATTAATTGCTACAAATCCTTGCTCGGAGCAACCTCTCAGCGAAAACGGCTCCTGCAACTTGGGCTCCATAGACCTCTCTAAATTTCTAGATAAGAACAACGATTTTGATTGGGGAATGTTTGAGATAGCTATACGAAATTCAATGCGATTTCTAGATGCTGTGGTAGATAAAGGGCAGTTCCCAACACCAGATATTGCGAAGTGGGCACAAGAACATAGGGCAGTTGGAATCGGCGCGATGGGATATGCGGACTTGTTGCTGATGAAAGAAATTCCATACGGTTCTCCGGAGGCCATAAAAATATTGGAAGACATTTTATCTTTTATGGACGCAGTTTCAATTGACGAGTCAGAAGAGATGGGTCGTGAGTTAGGAGTTCCTGAAAAGTGCAAATTACTTCCCTCTCCTCGCAGAAACATTACTACTAATACCATCGCTCCAACCGGTTGCCAGAAAGCGGAAACTTTAATTGAAACAGATTCTGGTTTATTTAGGTTATCCGAAATTATTGATGTCAACGGAGAAACGTGGCAAGATATAAATTTAAGCGTTCACCAAGATAAAAATACGGCTATTTCAAACAAAGGGTTTATTAACGGGTTAGCTAGTACTAAAAAAATTAAGTTGAGTAGTGGGATAGACTTAGAATCAACTCCCAATCACCAATATAAAATAATAAGAAACGGGGTATATGAGTGGTGCGCAGCCGAAGATATTAAAGTTGGGGATATATTTCCTTCTAAGATAAACGGTTATAACAATAGTTTAGAGGCGGATTTAGTACAGCCTTCGTATATAAATTCAAAAACGGGCGTTAGGGCTAAAGACCTTCGATTCCCAAGTAAAATGACTCCTGAATTGGCTTTTCTATTAGGTTGCTTTTACGCAGACGGGAGCGTCCACAAAAAAGGGATGCGCATTTCACAAAACCCATTAGACAAGGAAAAAATTGAGAAAATAGTTATGATAATTAAAGATGTTTTTGATTATGATGCTATTGTCGAAGAAGCGCATACATGTACAGAAATATATATTAATTCAGTAAAGTTGTTATCCTATTTAAAAGACAACGAAATTCTGAAAGAAAAATCTTTAAAAGTTTCTGTACCTAAAAAAATTAGAGAATCATCCAAAAATTCTATTAGGGAATTTATAAATGGATATTTTATGTGCGACGGTTGCGAACACGGCTACGGATATATAGATACAGGTTCTTACCAGATGGCGCAGGACTCAGCTGTTTTGTTGCGGGCAACTGGAACAAACGCACGAATATCTGAGAGAACGAAAATAAGAGGTCGCAAAAGCGATAAGCCAATGTATAGAGTTTTCTTTGTCGGATACGGAAGCATTGATTTTCCAAAAGAAAAAGAGAGATACGTTAAAGAGGAGACAAGAAAAAGATATGAATTAGCCAAAAGACTGCTCGGAGAGCACTTTATAGCAGACACCGTTATTAATATAGAAGACGGAAAATGCCTGACATATGATATTAGTGTACCAGAAGAAAATATGTATGTCGCAAACGGGGTCATATCGCACAACACAATTAGTTTAATCGCAGGGTGCTCCAGTGGTATAGAACCTATTTTTAGTGAAATTACTGTACGTAACGATAAGACTGGAACGTATACTTTTGAGAATGATTTGGCTGAAAAACCTTATTTTCGCTGTGCTGTTTCCTCTAACGGGGCGCAGGAAGTTACTTGGGAAGAACATATTGAGACGCTTGCCGCGACACAAAGACATATCCAGTCTGGTGTTTCGAAGACAATTAATTTCCCAAATAACGCAAAGAGGGAAAGCATCGCAAACGCAGTTATGCTTGCGTGGCAAAAAGGGTGTAAGGGGCTAGCAGTATACCGTAACGGAAGTCGAAAAATTGAGGTCTTATCGCCTCGAAATATAAAAAAAGATTTATGCCCGATGTGCGGAAAAGATATGGTTGAAATAAACGGTAGTAAAAGATGTATTTTTTGTTCAAAAGAAAGCCTTACAGCTGCTACATCAACATATTACGACTAACCACTTTTAAAATTGGTATACTTTAACCCTTGACAAAATAGCAAAAGTGTGCTACAATATATATTAGAGTGTGAGAAGGGTGCTCCACCACTCTTTTTACACTCTAATTACAATACACGTGGAGGTGTATAAATGGAAGAAAAAAGTGTTTTTGGAATAATATATAAAGCCACATTTCCGAATGGTAAGTGCTATATAGGACAAACAGTAAATGATTTAAATATTAGGAAGAGTTCTCACATTAATGATAAAAAAAGAAAGAATGCTGCTTTTTGTCGTGCCATGGATAAATATGGCAGTGAATCTATAACATGGGAAGTTATTGATAATGCCGTTTCAATAGAAGATTTAAATGAAAAGGAGCAATACTGGATATCGTTTTTTAATTCTTATATAAATGCCGAAGAGTCTAACGGTTATAATATGACCATTGGAGGTGGCTCTACAACAGGATGGGTTCCTAGCTTAGAGACAAAAATGAGAATTTCAGAATCACTGAAAGGAAGATACGGTGGCGCAAATAATCCGCAATACGGTAAAACAGGAAAGCTATCAACTTGGTGGGGAAGAAAGCACACTGATGAAGAGAGAATAAAAATAAGCACGGGAAATAAAGGAAAGCCGAAAAACGAGGAAACTAAAAGAAAAATTAGTGAGGCAAATATTGGCAAAATACCTTGGAATATAGGCATTCCAAGAACAGATGATGAAAAAAGAAACATCTCGCTATCACTAGTTGGTAGGAAACTGTCTTCAGAGGCTCTTGCTAAACAAAAACTTTGCCATAAAGGAGAGAGGCATGGAAAAGCTACTCTAACAGATACCCAAGTTGCAAAAATAATATATTTGCTATTAGATGGTAAAAAAGTAAAAGATTTAGCTTTGGAGTACGGAGTTAGTTATAACACTATATATTTAATAAAAGGCAATTATACATGGAAGCATGTTCTTCCAGAAATACGTAATATAATTAGAGAGGATAAATAAATTCTATGCAAGGTATATACACAACAGAGGAATACGAATTAACAAAGAAGAATGACTACGACGCCGGTTTAGATATCTGTGCTAGCGAAGACGTGATGATAGAGCCTGGGTCGCGAGACGTAGTTTCTACGGGAATACGTGTCGCTATTCCAAGTGGATATGTTGGGTTGCTATGGTCAAGAAGCGGTTTATCAGCAAACCATGGCATTGAAGTAGGGGCAGGTTGTATAGACTCTACATATAGAGGAGAGGTAAGGGTTGTGCTATATAATCACTCCGGTGTTACATTTTTTGTAAATAAAGGCGACAGAATTGCCCAATTGCTTACTGTACCCGTCATGTTATCCCCATATGTGAAAGTTGAATCTTTGGATGAAACGACTCGTGGAGAGGGTGGATTTGGAAGCACCGGAGTATAAGCGATAGTAAAACAGTAAAAAAATGAGGGTATCCTCTTATTGAAAGAAAAATTTTAGAAGGATAAATAATGATAACATATAGAGCGGAAACCAAAGAGGTGCTTGTTAAGGATGAAATTACTTGTGACTGCTGTGGCAAAACATACTCATGCAATGTTAGTGATGTAGATATTTTTGAAGTACAAGAATTTTTGAATATAAATTTTATCGGAGGATATAGTTCAATATTTGGAGATGGAACAAGAGTTTCTGGAAATTTTTGTCAAGAATGTGTAAAAGAACTGCTTGGCAAATATCTCCACGCAGAAGATGGTGAACCACTCTATTAAATAAAACTATGATTTTATTTGATATTTTATAAAAAATTAATTAGGAAGAGCCTAAATAAAATACTTTTAATGCATAAAAAAATACCCCCGAAATTGGGGGTATTCTTTTTTTAACACATATTATCTATTATTGATAATAATTTTCATAGTGCGGTCATCTTCTTCAACGCCATACCTTATCTTGCATGTCACATCGTATTCTTTACCTAAGACTCCGCCAGAAGCAAGGAAAAAGACTTCGGTATCGGTATGGTAATCGTTACTAATGGTAATTCCACCATCTTCCTCAATACCATCGTTTACCGTAAGCCAATGTTCATCAATTACCGCATTTTCTGGTAAGTACTTTTTCCAATAGAATGCGTATACAAGAATTCCATGCGGGTCTTTTATTTTATTAATATTACCATTTATCATTTGCACACTACCTCATAAATATTATTTTCTTTTTCTACGCTATAGATTCTATTATCAGCCCCTACAACATAAGACCTATCATCTTTTTCAACCGTGTATATATTGCATTTAAGTAGCCTTAAAATAGCACCATTTATAATTAATTGGGAAATAGCTTCTATGCTTACTTCGCCCTCATTTATCGTTCCTAAAAACGCCTGTGCAAATAATTGGCTAGATAACGATATGGAAGTTTCACCTTCTAATATTGCGTGTAGAATTTCGCCTTCAAGAGAAAGCTCTCCATATACATTCGGGGTTAATAATCCCTCTATTATTGCATGGATAACTTCTGCTGTGATAACTAATTCGGATGTTTGAGAAATTGTAGTTTCAGCATCAAGAATGCTATGTGTTACCGCTCCCGCAATAGTTAAAACAGAGGTTTGCCCAATGGTGGCAATTCCATCTAATATTTGGTGACTTACAGAAGCAGTCGGAATTACTTCTGTCGCTACTGCAATACTCGATGTACCTTCGTGAACCGCTTGTGTTATAGAACCATCGGCGGTTAATAAGGAAGTACCAGTGATTGAGGTACTTCCTTCGTGGTAAATTCCGGCATTAGGAAAATAATTGAGTGCCCAATAGTATTTCCCAAAGTAACTGTTTGACAAAATATAGGTTTCTTTTTCCATTTACTGGCACTCCTTTCCAATAAATTAAACTGTTATTGTTACGGAAGACCTATTGCCATTTCCATCAACTGTGGCAACAACCACTCCCGCTGTTCCGTCTAATCCTTCAAACGATATGGTGTTGGTTCCCCCGCCAGTAAGTTTTCCTGCTAAAACAGTTCCTGCAAGTTTTAGTAGTTTCCTCATGGTATAAGTCCCAACGACAACTTCGTCTAAAATTGCGTCTACACCTGCACTTGTCAAAGTCATCGCCGAGCCAACTGCTGCGGGAGAGGCAGGTAAATTATCTGTTTTCGCCTTAATCGCTCCAATGTTGGTTGTGTATTCACCAGCGCTTGCGGGTGCGGCAGGTAAATTGTCGGTTTTAGTCTTGATAGCATCAATCAGCACATCAATTGCCGCAAGTGTTTCGTCTGTCCAGCCTGCTCCCTTGATTGCAGTGAGCGTGGCTTCGAGCGCCGTGTCTGATAGTTGCTTGCCGACACTTCCAGCAGTGGTATGTCCTGACAAAGCCTCATCCCAGACTGCATCTGCAACCGCAGCAGCTGTTACGCCCGCCAGTTCAAACCACCGAGTAGACCAGTCCGGCGTGGAAGTGTCTCCGGCAAGTCCATCCACGTAGCAGGTCAGTACGTCGCCATTCCTCACCGTGATCCATCCAGATTGTGCGCTGATAGCGGTCAAGCCTGATGCCGCAGCCATTGTCGTTTGTGGCAACAATCTATAAGCCGAGCCAGAGCCGCCAATCTGCCGAGTGACATACATGACATAATCGCCATTGCCAGCCACCGCGTCGATGCTTACATCGACCATGATGAGCTTGTCACCAGTCGATGTGTAAGCCCCGACTGCGGTTGCCGAACTGATGTCTACATTCGTGCCTGTATCTGTTTCGATGTAAGTAAATGCGCCCATAATGCCTCCTTATCCGCAACGGCTCAATAGTTGCGCGATAAAACTTGCGTTCTGTAATTCCTGATTAGCCGAGCCCCACAGGTTGTAGATTGCCTCCGCCTGTTCCGCGTTCACGCCCAAGTAGCCAGACAGCGCGGTAAAATCGCTGCCCAATGCCACTTGGTCTAACACGAGCTTGAGGTTGTTCCAGTCGTCCTTGACCCGACGAAGCGAGTCAATTGCCGAGCGTGCCTGTGACGAGATGCGGCTTGCTGATGTTGAGATGTCGATGTATGCTGATGCCATAAGTATTGCCTCCGATTGATTAAAGTAAGTTCATCGCGGTGGTTAGAGCCGCAACCTGCTCGGCAGAAATAACCGTGTTGTAAAATGCGATCGCCTGTAATTTTGTCCCAGTTACAGTAGATGGAGTGCCAGCATTGTTATACCCAAGTAGGTAAATTTCATCTGCGGTTGCATTTATTCCATTGCCTGTAGTTCCGAAATATGAACCGTTCTTATATAAGTCGTCACTCGCAAAGGCGTAAACCCCACTGGTCATTTGTGCTCCTGCTATATCGTCCATGTTTCCAATGTAGCAACGTACAAATGTACCCATATTAATATTAGCCGCCCAACGTTTGCCAGATGTCATTGAACCCCAAAACATAGAATCACCATAAGCACCACTATTGGAGAATCGAACAATAACAGACCAAGTAATTCCTACCGCAGTGGTAATTCCAGTTTTTAGATAGCCAGAGCCGTTTCCAACCCATCCATCAGTTGCGTTCCAGCTCGGGTCTACTCCTGCATAAGCATTATACGTGCCCGGATTTGCCAGATTGACCTTGCTCGCTGCTAAGTCCGCTACGCCTTTTGCCTGATAAGCAGCGATGCAATTCGCCGCCGCAATCCCACCAGCAAGCCACCAGCTTGAAGCAGCCGCCGGAGCTTGTGACTTCGGCTGGAATGTTGGCGAGAATACGCGCCCGAATGTTGAGCCGAATGTCATAACTGCCTCCGATAACTTGAGAACTGCTGAATCGGTTTCTTGTAACGGTCACGCAAGCGGATGGTCAAATTGTCCCACGGGTCATGTATCCAGATTGTATCGTCATCAGCAGGAGATGGGATGCTGTTCACCCAATGCTCATCAAGAACAGGCGTGCAATTCGTCACTTTTACTGTAATCATTTAGCCTCGTTTCTATATCCCAATTCCGCCCCAGCCGATGCCGAGGCAATTTCTAACAATAAATAAATATTAACCATATTTCGCCTCTACTTTTTTTTGCATATAAAAGTTTCATTTTAAGGCTGAGCACAAGTTTTTGTGCGCAGCCCCTAAAATGGGGAGATTTCTCTCCCCATTTCATTATTAGTTACTCTATTAAGTCTTTTTCTCTTAAGCATCTGCGTTTTGCAGATTCTCTCATTTTAGCTTTTGTTTCATCTGAATGTTTATGTCCTAAACTATTTGTGTTTCCTATTCTAGATTTAGACATTTTCTCTTTTGATTCTTCTGAATGTTTATAGCCTAACGTGCGAGTATTGCCTAATAAAGCATTACTCATCTTGGTTCTTGCTTCGTCGGATGGGGTATTTCCTAAAGCGCGTTTATTTCCAACTAGAGACTCGGATATTTTTGCTTTATGGTAATCGGAAAGTTTTCTTCCCAACGTATTTTTGTTTCCTACGCCATTTTTGTTTCCTAATGCGGCTTTACTCATTTTTTCTTTTGTTTCATCGGAATGTTTTAAACCTTTCCTTGATACAAAAGCGTCTATTGCAATATTGTATTCTGGTTTAAGCCCATCTAAACATGACTGCTCATATATAAACGTATTATCAGCATCACAAAATAATAATACACCAAATTCAAAATTGTCTTCGCCATATTTATTCCAAGCATTTTGTAAATAGTTGTTGTCATGTTTATTTTTTCGTAAATCGCTTAAATGATGACCCCATCTTGTCCATATGTTGATAGAGCTTCCAATATATTTATGCCCATTTAGTTTATTTACAATTTGATAAGCTCCAGGTAGAGTGAGGGATTCTTTTCCAAAGTTTTTTGCTATGTTCATAAAACCCTCACTTTCTTTTAGGTAGAATAGAAATATTTTTTGATACTTCTATTCTACCATTAAAATTATGTGTATACCTTAAGATAAGGTTATATCGATGCTTCCGCTGGAAAACCTAAATGTATCACCGGAGTATACTGTTTTACTAGCAGTTAGCGTTTTAAAGAAATACATATTACCAGCAGCGTTGGCTGACCTTATCGACATGCCTACCACTGTTCCCCAATTAGCTGTAGCTACAGGGAATGTTTCGGTGTTGGTATTGGCAGTATATCCACCAGTAGCATGTGGAGCATCCCAGTCAGTAGCGCCGAAGCACTTCACGCGGGCGTATGAGCCACCGGTAACTTCAACCCCACCTGAATCAGCAGAGTTTGGCATTGTGGTATACAGCGTCAAATATGCGTCAGTAGGTTGTGTAAAAGTAGCACCATCAAGAATGTGGTCAAGCATTTCATTGGCAAGAAAATCTGAAATATCTCCGCCTAGCGAAATATCCAATGCGCCTGCTGCAATCGATAGGGTGTCGCCCGTATCAACCTGTAAGTTGGAATTGAATGAACCGTAGAACAAAAGATTTCCACCGCTAGAGGCATCAAAAATACCAACGCTAGTAACAAGTCCCCAAACTGCTGTTGCAGTCGGGAAAGTAATAACGCTAGTATTAGATGTTGTGCGGCTTGCGGCAGCGTCAAACGCGCCTGTTAGTTGCTTGCGGGCGTAAGAACCACCCGAAACTTCTGTACCACCACCTGCATCAGATGGGGTAGCAGTAAATAAGGCAAGATAAACACTTGCCGGACTTGCAAACGTTCCACTTCGTAGAACATAATCAATAAATTTTCCTTCTAAGTAATCAGATAAAACTGCGACAGTCATTATAACTCCATTTCTTTTTGACTTTCATCAAAAATCGGGCTGCAGACCCTATTCGTGTTCGCTATTAGGTTTGCTACTTCTCTTTTTACGCTCAACCCTAATGTTGTTGAGTTCTGCAACCTTCTTATATTCTTCTAGTTCAGACCTTAATTCATTAATTTCAACTTGCATTTCTAAAATTTTCTTATCTTTGATATCTAGCAAATCTTTAAGGGCATCGGTTTGTTCCAAAAGGATGCCTACCTGCTTTTCAAGTTCAGTAATTACCAAGGACTTTTTATCATTATCACCTTCTAAGCAAAGAATTTTTTGCCTATTAGATTCCATAGCGGTTTGTAAACCAAAAATCTCAGAGTCCTTAATTAGTAATGCTTTTCTCAATGAATCAACACTATCAGACAGCTTATCGTTATAGCCCATCATATCATTGATTTGTTCTCTATACGGGTCTATTAATGCAATGGCAATCTCACTAGCAGTTTTTTCTGCTTCAGCCTTCTTATTCGGGGCTTCAGCTTTATCTTTTTTATTTTGCAACAACAATGCACCAACTTGAATAATAAGTGCACCACCAAGCCCAGTAACTATGCTAATTATGACATTATTATCTAACAATAAGCGTGACATCATTCCAACCTCATCAATCAACATCTTTATTCTCCATCTCGGTTTTATTTTTTAAAAATATGTCCCGCCTCAACTTATATATTTCAATAATTAGCCATGTACTTGTAGAATGAAATCCAACTAATGGGCTCCAAAAAGATAAAGTTTTGCTATCAATAAATCCGAATAGTTGCAACGAGAAATAGACAAATATATGCACCATAAGAATAATTGGAGGTATCATTGTTAAAATTTGCTTTTTAAATTTCGTATTCCGTATAAGCAAAATAATAGAAACACATAGCGCAAATATAATATTTATAATGCGTACTATATCAGGAATCTCCACATTTACACCTCCTTTTATTTAAAATTTACTGATTTTATAAATCTGACAACATTTGGTTAACAACAAGATTAACACCAGCTTGATTCAAGCCGTGGTAGCTTTCATTTTGGCGTAGTCATTGCCAAAGGGTAGTGTCATAGCCAGTAACCCCATATCTGCATAAGCGCACTGAATGTGCCTGTCCCGCTTGCGAGAATCTGATAGTATATATCACCGTTCGCGTCACAGGGAACTATGCCATTTTCGCTCACATAAGCACCATTTAATACACCTCGCAAGTAAACTTGCAGAGCAACACTGTTAGGTGTGTTATTAGGCGATAATCCAATCTGGCACAAGCCGGACGAGCTGCCTGAATCAGACACGTCCAGCCGCACTAAAATTGCTTTCACCCCTGCTGGCACGCCAAACACGGTGCTAAGGTCAATCAACGTCTTATTATAGGTTGTGCTGAATGAATCCCCGTCCCAGTCGGTCGAAGTCAGCGGAGTGGTCAGAAATACTGGTCTGCCAAAGTCCTTGGCGGAAAACCCAGAATCTACTATTCCATCAGTGGAATTTATTGAAACTAAATTATCTGTTACACCATCTTTAATGAATATCTCACTACTACCCCTCACCTTATCAGATGAATCCGTTGCCCTACCATATTTATCATATGTCGTGCCCTTGTATGTTCCAGCGGTTATCCCAGACTCCCCAAGCATAAGATTGTTATTTACATCTTTATTTAGGGTTGAGTCAAACTTAATAGATTCCGCTCCTATTTTGCCACCAGATAAAACTATACTACTTGCAACTGGTTGATTCGAACTTCCAATTGCAATTAGGCTGTCTATAGCCCCGCTTATTTTATAGTCACTTAGATTAATTCCTCCGGTAGCATACCAAGAAAACCCATCATAAACTAGCAATATTTTTCTAGTTGGGATTAAATCTCCTGGCTCTAATTGAATTGCGACACCATCTACATCTATTTTATACATAGTTTTATTACCAAGACTATTGATATTTAAGTATGGATTGCCGGTATTTACATCATCTGGCTCTAAATATATAATCATTCCACTTGAAAGGCTAGTTAATCCACTAACTGTAGCGGTATAATTAACGCCATCGGCTGTAGTTGCTGATATGTGAGTAGAGCCAGGTCTGTCTTGAAGTAATTGTAATGTTGCAGTTGTCGTACCAGCAAATCCATCTAGTTTATTCATATTGGATGTTGACAGTGTGCCAATAAGATTTTCCCAAGCGCTTATAAATAAAACACTTCCCTCGGTTGCGACATCATATGTAGTTAAATTTAAATTAGGCGTATTTGTTGGCATGCCTACCTCCAATTTGTCTTATAATTTGAATCATCTTTCACCAAGCGTCTTTCTATAAATATCTTCTAGCCTAGATTGTAAACCAGAATCAAATTCATACTCATCCATTTCATCTATTGATTTAGAACTATGATAAGTAACTGTATAAAATTGGTTTGCAACAGCCATAGCATAAAAATTTATTTTTGGCACCCTTAAATTAATATTGTTTATTCTATCAATACTTTTTACCAGAATACTTATGACTGGTGAAGGAATAATTTTGTCTATAAGCATTTTGCCATATTCACTTATTATGGCAATAATTCTTGCTGGTGATTTTGAAACATTAATTTGCGAATATATGTACCCTATAATATCAACTAGGCTATTAATAAGAATAATTCGAGTCCTTAGTGATATTGTAGTGAGCATTCTTGCTTGAAGTAAAACGTTAGAAAGTGCCAATGTAATCTTTGGTATAATAATTCGACTCACACCACCATAAGCAATACTGAATGACTTGATAACAAGCCTATATATCCTTGAAGGAATTATCTTTAGCTGAAAATTATTTGTGTACATAAAATACCAACCCAGCTTCCCTAGTTAAGCATTGCGATAGTCATAGCTCCAGCCGAGAATAAAAGCGTTGTATTTGTTGAAACAACCCTAGGAGTTGTGAGTGCCTCATAATATAATACATTGCCACCGGTTGGTGAATCGGAAATAAAAACGTATGTTATTGTCCCCCATGCCGCACTACTTTCTGGGAATACTATTTGAGTCTGATTATTCAAATTCCCATTGGCAGCGGTAGAAAAATTTACCTTGTTATTTGTCACAGCCACTCTTGAATAATTACCGCCACTTGGCTCTGTGTATCCAGTACCAGCAAATGAAAGTGCCGTAGTAGATAAACCAATATATATAGTAGCAGGAACCGTGTAGCTCGTACTCCCAAAATTATAGTCTAGTATCTTATTTGATGTATAATTAGTAATAGCCATATTGTCTCCTTAGCTTAATTAATAACAATAATATCTCCGGAAAGAAATCCAATTGTTTCTTCGGAGTGTATACGAGGTGCAATTGTAATATAACCTTGGGCGGGGACATATTCTTGCCCAAGATAGTCTATTATAAGTGGCTGTTGTATATATTTACCAGATAGGTGTGCTGTATCCCCTGAGTCCAATTCAACGCGAAATCTGTTTGTTGGACTACCAGGATAATCACCACCTTTGATTAAAGTAACATTGCTTGGTCGCCCAAATTCACATATTCTTAGCTCTATTGAAGCCCCACTCATGTCCATTGGCGTATTGTTTTCATCATAAATATCATAATATAGTGTGTGTGTACTACCAGCAATCATATATATCTCTTCTAGTGTGTTAACTGTTGGTATTAATAATTCCATTTTCACCTCCAGTTTCATCCTTAATTGGCGAAGATTGTATTTGTTGTACTGAAGCATAAAGAATACGCCTAGTGTTCGCAATAATTAATGTAGAATCGCCCTTAGTTTCAATATCCGCTAAAGAATTTAACGAATTAATAATATTATCTAAACACACTTGATTAACTGAATAAAATTTTTCTTCCATTTTTCCTCTAAACTATATATTGGCAACAGCTGTAATTATTCCATATGTAATGGTAATACCATATCCGCCAGTGCCACTCCTTTTCATAACGGCTATATTACCGTCATACCCATTGCTAGCAAGAACAGATGAAAAATATGCACTATCTCCTGATTTATAATATTGGCTGTGCGAGTGGGTTTTATATGCATATAAATTATTATTTTCACCACGAGAAAGGATTTCATTGTTTTCTATGCTTCCAATACCCTTGTACAGTCCACCAGAGACAAACCTAATATATGTTGAACCCATAAATATGTACGAGTTCCCATTATTAGAGATTATTCCTAGTTCACCACCGCTAGAAAATTGTCCTCCAGCGTTAAAGTGTAAGATGCCAGCTCCGGTTCCAACATCACCTATTTCTCCAACTCCAAAATTCCACCTTCCGGCACCAATTTTTGTAGGTGATAGCGAGTCGCCAAATCCACCAAAACTAAACCCACCAAATCCGCTACCAATATTATTGAAAAAGCTAGCAAAATCAGGGGTATTTGTAATATTAGCCCAATCTATTGTTCCACTAAGAGACTGGGCTTGGACATGTCCAGAAAAACTTCCACTAGCAGCTTCTAATGTTCCAGCAAATGAAGTATTACCATTCTTATCCAGTGTAAAACCACCAAACTTAACACTTCCGTCTGATTTTAAATAGTGGTTATTATCAAGTCTTATTTCTCCTGGAGTAGCACCAATCTTTGGAATAATAGACCACCCACCAATGTTTCCACCACCAGTTGCATTAATTGTTCCATTAAATATACCTGAATTTGCTATAACATTTCCTTCTATGCTAAGATTTCCAGTGCCACTATCAACCTTGAATATATCCTTATTATCAGACCGTCTATTGATTGATATCCCAGAAGCTGGGTTCAAGGATATGACATTCTGGCTATTGCTAATAGTAAAATTAGCATTTCTTAGAAATGCACCATCGCTATTTATTTCAAATTCTGGGCTATCACCGCCAGCCTCGCTTTTTATATATAAGTTAGTTCCGGCAATTAGTTGCCCTATAATAGCTGGAGCAACTATACCATATCCATACTGTCCATTTGGCAATAGGATTTCTCCAACAGCCATTTCAGCAGTATTCCAAGAATTTTTTGTAAATGCGAGAGTGTTGTTAATTAACCAAACTTGCTTAGGGCTATATGTTCCATCTTCATTCTTTCTTCTTCCCAATAAACCATTTTGGTTAATTGTCAATTCTTGGTCTGATGAGCTTATCAAATTATTTAATGACGCATCAAGAGCACCATTAATAAAATCGCTAACCTCATCGCTATACGTGTCACTCCAAGAACTCCAATCCTCTGATTCGAAAGTCACAGCGTTGACAGTCCTATCAAGATTATATAATATATCGCCAAACTCTGCGGTGCTATCATTAAGCCTTAAATTATTTCCAAAAATAAGTTCAAAACTAGTCGGGTCATCATAATTAAAGTCAATACCAAGCAAAATTGGGTATGATAATTTTTGAACTGAATTAATCTCAATGGTAATCGAATTTCCAAGCCCCAATAGACCAGTAAAAACTGAGAACTTTTTATCAAAAATAAAATTAGCAGAATCAACTGAAAACTTATATTGTGGCTCTGAAACTTTAGAAAGAATATCCTTACCCTTTTCATAAAGCTGTTGGGCTTGTGCTTGTACCTCACCTGGAGTCATAATATCTGTTTGTATTAGATTTTCATTTGTATAAACACTGCTCATCATAAACCTATTGAGCTCTATTAATTGTTCAGTTGTAAACGCATTTTCTATAGCCAATAAACTATTTAAGTCTTGTAGCAGCAATAGAGTATCATCAATTTGTGAAATCTTATCATTAACTATTATTGTTTTTTCTGCTATAAGAGAATTAATTCTTGTTAGCTCGGCAAATTCTTCTTCATATGTTTGCCCAGCTTCAATCTTAGCAGCTATAAGACCCTCATATGCAATAGACTCATCTTGCAATGCTCTAAGTCCCCACCCAAGATGGGCAGATTCCGGTGGCATTTCTGGGTCTGGATTTTCTGGCTTAGAAGCCCCTTCAAGTTCAAGTTTTTCAGCGTTATATGCAATTAATCTTGTCATTAACATAGCATACTCATCTTGATTTGCATCAATTAAATATTCCCAAGATTCTATTGCATCAATTAACTCTTGAGACATCCAATCTGTAGTCATATAATGACTGAAATCATATATAGTATCTCCACCTATTGGATTAACTTGATTAATGCTTAGGTTTCCCTTGCCATAAACACTCAACGCAGTAACCATATCACTTGATAGCATCTCTATCTTTATATCCTTGATTAGGTTATCATGTGATAGGTATATATCAACTGGTAAAACTGCATTTTCAACAGCTTTTAATGATATTGTTTTATTTTCATAGTCAAATTCAAAAACACATTCATAAGCCTTTTGAACATCTTTCATCATAAAAGTATAAAGGGTTGATTTTGATATATCAAATTGCCTATGGCTTCTAGTGATTAAATCTTGGTCAATATAATCAAAAGTCCAATCTGGCATTTTTTCTGCAATGATACTAAGTATATCTTTTTTATTATCAATACCTTCTGGTTCTTCTGGATTATATAATGGATTGTAAAGTGGGTATGTAATTGAAATACCATCACTATTTTTGCCAAATCTAACTATATTTTTAAATTGAAACTCAGCATCAATTGATTTACAAGAAATTGTTTTTCTATATTTATTTCCATCGCTTTGCTCTGGATGATTCATTATCATAAAATATCCGAGGTTAGCGACATGTATTAGTCTACGATATTCAAACCAATCCCAATATGTGCTTTCATTCGATATTTCATCAGTAGCAATAGAATTATCCGACTTTACTATTTCAAAACTTATTTCGGACAATGTATTATATCTCATTTTTACTTCTTTATTAATCGGGTTAGTAATAGAGCAAATTTCTTTGCCATCTATATTGCAAAGAGTATATTCTGGAATTTCATATCTTCCGAATGCATCAAAATATTGTATCATTTATGCTCCAAACACCTTAGAAAAACTATATGTAAATAAAAGTTCAGAAAATTCACCAGAAATACGAATATCGTTTTCCCCAGGCAATAATCTAAGCCAGTTTTTGCTAAAGTTACCAAGTCTAGAATTACCAAAACTTGATGTTATAATTTTATTTTTATTATCAACCGTTATTTCTTCTTGAGATAGCAAATCAGTAAAAGAAAAAACTCTATTATATTCGTTACTATCACTGAAGTTTGTAATTTCAAAGGAATTTCCAGAGTCATTTATTTTAAATTTTATATCTGGATACATATAATCTGAATTAATACTCCTATTATAAAATTTTATATTTAAATAAGATGAACCAACTGCAGTTCCTTGTAAACTTAACGTTCTTGGCTCAGTGAAAGCAAATGGAGAATTGCACACCCCATGCAGCGTCATTGAATATGGCAAGTTCCCAAAATAATGAATGATTGCATCCGTAAATATTGTGTATAATATTGTATCAGACATATCATCCTGAACAACTTTAAATGGCATATATCCCTGAGAACCTATTAACCAACTTGTAATTGCACCAATATCAGCGTTTGTCATTGGTGTATTCCTTCCTATTGTCATATTGAATTCTATCGAAGTATTAAAGTTAGTTGAATAATATAAGGCAATAGGGCTCCTTTTTATATATTCACCATCTATTTCTGCATTAATTATTGAGTTACTATCAACCTGTCCACTATCGAAGTTCATTATAACTACATCAAACAATTCAGATGGTAGGTTTTTATATACAAAACTACACCCATAAAATGAAGCCATACTCCTCCTTTCTAATATAACTAGAGCAAAGAATAATTTCCTTGCTCTAATTATAAAAAATAAAAATTATGCTATTTGTTTAGCTAACCCATTGTTCCTCATAGCATATGCAAAAGCATCGGCAATGGATTCCTTTATGTCTGGCAGAACAGCCTTATCCAAATTACCATTTACAGTTATTGGAACCGTAATACTATAATTTCCAGTATTATTTGATGAACTCATAAGATTTGGTAATGTTTGGCGTATAAATTTAGCCTGTTCTTCTTCGGTTGAAACATGTTCGCCTTTTAATAATTTTGCAAATACTTCTGATTCTGGCAATCTTGGAGTTCCTCCAACTATACCTCCACTATGATATTCTTCCTCATATGGGTCGTTGGGGTGATAAGTTCCTGCCCCAGTACCAGTAACAACACTCTTATACCTCTTGATTGCTTCTGTTAGTAAGTCTAACCCTGCGGCATAATTACTAAGCCCAGTTTTAGCATTTGTTCCCATTGAAGCCAAAGAGGAGCCAGCACCTGCTGCCGCAACTCCAGTCGCGTTCAATGCGCCAACTGCCCCCATAGCATATGTATCAATCCAAGTTATTGCACCAGCCCAAGCATCAATTACATCTGACGCAATTCCAGAACCATATGTCATATTCCATTCCATAAGTTGGTTATAGAATTCTTCTGAGCGCCCTTCTATTAATTCAATAGCCTCTTGAGCTATTTCGCCTTCTCTTTCAAGATAGTCATCAAGCTCTTTTATTCTTGCTTCAATATAGTCTTCAAATTGGGCATAGCTTGCATCTAAAAGTTCCTTTTGATTGTCTATACTTTCATTAAATCTATCTTCTTCAAGGGCAGCCTTAGCTTCTTCTAGTTGTTGCTCTAACTCGAGCCTTCTGGCAATACCTTCTTCTGAATTATCGAATTGTAATTGCAATAATTCGGCTTCTATGTTGGAGATATTATCAACAGCCTCTTTCTCTTTATTTTCCCAAGCCCTACGTTCTTTTTGGGCATCTAAATCGTCTTTTTTGGCTTCAATAATTTTCTTATATGCATCAAGTTCTTCTTTTAATGCTTTTTTCTGTTGATTAGCCCTGTCCTTGAGCATTTTTATTGTCATAGCTAGAAGGTCTTGATACGCTTTTTCGGCATCATTTCTAACTTCGTCTTGTCCGCCTCCACCACCGCCTCCACCAGCGGGTGGAGTATACCCACCACCACCAGTTGGTGGCAGAAAAATCCCAGAGTCAAAGTTTACTGGAGTCCATGGCACAGAAGTTTTAGTTGTAGCAGTCCCACTCAATATAAAACCAGGAATTGGGACATCGAAATTAACCATTTGGACATCCGTACCATTAAAAACTGGTATAGTAAATGGCATTGCAGCAGCAGAGGGCGTTACTTGTGGTGTAACAACCAACTCAAAGCTCGATGTGACTTCACTTAAAAGACGCATACCATCTGCGGTTGTTTGAACTGCGCTGTTGACAAATGAAGAGACCTGATTAGCTAATTGGTTAGCAAAATGATTAAAGTTTCCAGCACCACCAGCTAAAAATGAAGCTAGTTCTCCTGCACTAGAAAACATTTTCCCATTCAAATCAGTAAACGAAGCACCAACTTCTTGTGTCATAGCCCAAGCAGAGCTAGCAACATCGTTCATATATGTAAACCACATCTCAGAGCCTTGTGCAATTTGACCAGACATAACATCGCCAAACCCAGCTAACATCACATCTACAGTTGGTTGTAAGTAACCCATTTGTTCTATGCTTGCAGCCGTACTTGCTGTTATCGCCTTAATCTGTTGGTCATACTCGTACATTTCTTCGTTTGTTATGCCAAATGCCTCTTTGTTTTCACGCATAATATCAAATTGTTCAACGAGCATTTGATTTGCGCCAACGAGCCCCTCCATGTATGATGAGATAGTTATCTCACCATTTTCAAACTCACTATTTAAACTATTAAAGGCTTCTGTTCCATTGGAAACCATCGTAGCGAAGAATTTTCTTGCGGCATCAGTATTACCCTCAAACATTTCTTTGAGGTCTGTGCTTTCTTCAATTGAAAGTATAGAGTCAAAATATTCTTTTGCTCCAACTTTTCCATCTACAAAAGCAGAGTTCAAAGAAAGTATTTGTCCTGCAAAGTCTCCAAACTTTCTTTGTGCATCACCAGATAAAGTTTCAGTTATTCCCTTCAGAACTTCGCCAAATGACTTAAATTCTTTTGTTACTTCTCCAACTATATCTTCTGGATTTAAACCTTCAGCGTTAAATATTGCATCAAGAGCAGCAATAAGCGGATTATCCGCGCCATATTGTTCCCTGAGCGTACTTCTAAATTCTTCACCAATAGCAGACCAATCATCCAGTAGGTCATTTGCAATTCCTTCTAGCTGTTTTGTCTTCTCGACACCTTCTACTTCCAAGTTGTCTAAATTCCCAAACAAATTATCAAAATATCCCTTTTCAATTTCGGGGGGAACTGTCCTATAAGAATTAAATGTCTCTATTATCTGAAGTACTCTATTTAGGACATCTTCTTCAAAGACGCTTATATCCTTGCCTTTATCAATTAGTGACTTTGCCAATTGAATAAGCCCTTCTTTTATACTTTGACCACTTGTATCACTTTCAATGTATTCTTTAATGTATTCGCCAATTTTTTGCTGATTTTGAATGTCTTCTACATTATTTAAAATCTTTTTATATTCACTATTTTCATTTTTGAAAATCTTTGCAAATGCTTGGCGCTCTTCTGGACTCATAGTTCCTTGGGCTTTTATAAGGTCAAGTATTTTTTGTAGTTCTACCTGTTCTTCAAGATACCATCCCATTTTGCTATAATGCCAGCCCTCATATTCTGGGATTAACTCGTGAAGGGCATTAAAATATCCATATAGTTCTTGTTCTTGTTCTTTTGCTAATTCTCCAGCCGAGAAATCAACCAAAAGTTCATTTAATTTTGTTACTGTTTCTTCTGCACTACTTAATTTTTCTGGTATTGATTCAACTCTGTCAACATATTCATCAACAGCCGTTGTTGCTTCTTCTAGAGCCTTTCTTTGTTGGTCTAAAGCAATATTAACTATACCAACAGTAACACCAATAGCAGCAAGAGCCACCCCTAACGGAGGTAAAAGAGCAGAGATTCCAGCAATACCACCAGCAGCACCAGCACCAGCGGCACCAGCACCAGCAGCACCAAATAAGCTAGCTAAACCGCCAGTTGCAGACAAGCCTTTTATTACTGTTGAGAATGTTGTAAACCCAGTAATTATCTTTCCAATCATTCCAGCAATTGCATCTGCTTTTAGCATCAATACAACACCAGATAATATTGTTAGTGCAGTAGTTAATCCACCAGTTGCGTCAATAAGACTTGATATAGCATTAGCAATATCTAATATCAGTTTTATAGTACCACTGTTTATTGTCTTCATCCAGACACTTTCCCAAGTGGCTTTTAGCTTATTAGTTTTGGCCTCAACACTATCTAGATATATTCCATATCTATCCATAGCAAGACCGCTACTATTTAATGCTATAATTTCAGCTTCTTTTACTTTATCCCAGTTTTCCATTAAAACAAGGAATCTTTCACGTTGTCTTACACCAGCTATTGTTTTAGCAAGCTCTGATTGTTCAACACTTCCAAGACTTTGCCATTTGGTAGCAACATCATCTAAAACATCAGACAGGTCTCTAAATTCAAGATTAGTATCTCGCAATGCAATTCCATGTTTTGTTAAAACTGCCTCAACATTAGAAATATCCTCTCCCTCTTCGTCAAGGGCTTTTCCCATTTTTACATCTTGCATTCTAGCAAAGATAGTTTTAAATGATTCACCAATGCTTTCAGCACTTTGTCTGGTTACACTACTGACAACGGTTATCATAGAAGACAATTCTTCAAGTGAAATACCAGCAATCTGAGCGGAAACAGATGACCGTTGCATTGCTTGTGCGATTTCAGCAACACTGGTTGCATAATTGTTGTCTAAGTTAACAAGCGTATCAAGCACTTTCATCATATCAGAAGCTTCTAACCTAAAACCATTCATGATGGAGGTTAGATACTCTGTAGATTGTGCTGAACTCATGTTAGCAAGTTTGGATTGAATTGTTGAAACTCTAATCAGCTCATTGGTGTCTGCAACACTTAAACCCTGCCTAATGAACTCAAGTGCTCCTTCTGTAATTTCTTTTGTTGTGCTACCAAGTTCTTTTGCAACACTATTATATTGCCTAGCAAGGTCACTTAGTTCAGAAACCTTTTGCCCAGTCACAACACCAATATTGGTTAAAGACTTGTCTAAGTCTTTGACAAATTCTATGCCCTCTTTAATCTCTCTGAGTGAACCATAGAAAACACCCATGGCGATAGACCAAGTTACGGTTCTTTTAAGCGCAGTTCCAAGCTCTTGACCAAATGTAAGAGTATCTTTTCCAAGCCCCCTCATACCCGCCTTTGCATTTTCAGCATTCTTTGTCAAACGTTGTAATTCAGTAGCTTGCTCTGCTGTCATTGGAATGCTCTCAGAAAGACCATTCATATAGGTGTCTAATTCTGTCATAGCATCATAGGCAGTCTTTACTTGTTTAATAGCCATACTTCTATTCTCTATGTCGGCAAGTGAAGTGCTAGTAAGTCTGCTTGTTTTATTGAATAATGTTTCTTGTTCCTTTAATGTCTTATTTGTTGTTTTTAATTCTTTATCATACAAGCGCACTGCACGAGAAGCGGTTTCCAAATCTTTAGAATAGCCATCTGGCAAGAAACCCTTTTTCTTAATTATGTTCTCAGCATTCTCTATTTGCCAATATAAGTCATCCCTAGCACTTTGTGCGCCCTGAAATAATTCTGTCTGTGGATTTAACGTTGTCCCACCTAATGACCGGCTTAAATTATCTTGTTCTTGTCTATATTTTTTTAACAGAGTCAACTGTTCTTTTTGGTATTTTACGGCATCTTTAGTTACCGTTGCCCCCCGATACACCCACTCATAGTATTCTTCGCCTTCTTCACCCATCATTTCAAGGTTATAAGTAATGGTTTTTGTACTATGGTCTAGGTCATTATAAGTAGCAACTATTCTTTGCGCAATGTTCGCAGAATCGAGCTCGACTCTTACTTTTGCTTGCGCCCCCTGTGTTGCCCTATTAACAAGCTGAACAATCTGTTCGTATTGGGCAATTAAATTTTGATTCACTGCAAGTTGCTGTGGAACTCCTGCGCCAGTGTCAAACTCAACGCTATTCATTGGTGCACTGCTAGCACCCGTACCGCGCTGAGATGAAGAATAGCCCTTTAGTCCTACGTTGATGTTAGTAAGACCAGCTTCTATTTGTTTTCTTAGATTTGTAATGGCAGATTCCGGTACTTTAAATTGTGTAATTTTAGCACTTAAATTTTCAACATTATCCAAAGATTTCTGTAGATTTTTAATGGAATTAATGTCAAGTTGCCCTGAGATTAAAATGGTATATTTATTATTTTCTGCCATTGGCAACCTCCTATAAATTAATCATCAATAATGTTAATATTAAACATTTCACCATAAAAAGCCAAGTCATCTTCTTTTAGATACCCTTGTGTGGTACTAATATCTTCATGCTTAGCCACTTTTTTCAAATCCTGTAGGTCTATTTTTTCTATGCCCCTCTCCCTACAAATATAGTGACTTCCATCAGACATATTTTGTAGTGCAGAGTGCCTCATTGAATGAACATTGAAATTGGTTTTTGACCCTTCAATTTCATTAAAAATATCTTTAATTTCCATAAACCACCTATAAATTTTATTAGAATTTGCTTGGTGTAACTCATTTCCCTTTTTATAAACCCAAAGGCTATCAAAATTATCTTGACCACGTTGTTCAAGCCACAAGTTAGCACATTTTTTCGTTTCGCTAAAATATACAAGTGGAAATACTTTTCTTCTCTTACCAATCACTTTATTGGTATTATTCCTAGTTTCATCATAAAAGCTAGCTTTTTTTACTTGGGCTATTTCATTCCTTCGAGCAGCAGAATCATATGCAAGCATAAGCATCGTTGCCTTTTGAAATTCTTCTCGCCTAATAAGTTCATCTTTTAATCTT